GCTTTGCCGCCTAATCCCCCGCAGGATGATCCCGCCCCCATCCCGCCGCCGAAAGGCGGCGGTTCCGGGAGGGAACCCCAAATAAAAATAATAATGGCGGCGTAAGCCGCCCGACGATTTTTTGAAAATGGGGGTTTTCCGGCAAAGTGCTATCATTTGACTGTCTTTTGAGTGCATACACCGGACAAAATCAGCCATACAATATCCATAAGCCTGTTTGAAGGGGGTATTGTATGGCAACAAACAAGCGTGTTTTCACCTTGCGCTTATCTGATGAAGTCTTTGACAAGATCGGGGCGCTTGCAACCCGTGAACACCGATCCATTACCAATTACATTGAATTTGTTCTTCTGAAACACTTGGAAGAAGTGGAAAAGGCGGAAGGAACGATCAATGTCGATAATTCACCCAAAGGGGTATAACTGAAAATGTCTGTCCTGAAGCAAAAGAGAACCACAAGCAAGGCCGAGTTCATCAATACGGCCAATCAGATTTATGTTGAAACCCTGAACTTCCTAACCCGTCTTTCAGCCCGGTATTCCCGGTTGATTGCGGAGCCGGTGGCAAAGCTGGCCGGTGAGATCATCGACCATGCGGAGAAGGCCAACAGTATCTTTCCTTCGGACAACCAGCGCATTGAAATGAGGAAGGCCCATCTTCTTGAAGCACGGGCTTCCCTGATGGCGCTGGATGTTCGCTTGACCCATGTTTACCTGATTCTGAACCAGAACCCGGAAGGGGCCTTTACCACTTCCAAGGGGAACCCGGTGAAGTCACAGGATGCAATGGAAAAGCTGGATAAGATGGCCCAAAACTTGGGTGAACTGATCGACAAAGAAAACGAACTTTTGAAAGGGGCAATCAAAAATGTAACAGCGAAACAGAAATGATTTCCCCATTAGGTGTGCAACTGATAATGAGCCTGTTGGCGGTGTGGTGGTGGCTTCGTTCCCCTAATTACAACAACAACAATAATTTCCAGAATGTCAACACGGATGGCAACAACAACAATAACAATGCCAATTACTGTGCTGGTGTGCGGCCCGGATTTTGCAAATATACACGGTCAAATGTAGTAACAGAAGGCAAACGGCTTTTCAGGTGAAAGACGACCGATGTAAAAGGAGTTGTACTTCCTTGGGTTTCAATCCCTAAAACTGCCCTTTGATGCCCTTACACGGACGCTTCTTGCATGGTGGGTGATTGTGCCTTAACCCATTTCATGTGTGAGGACAAAGCAATTTAGATGGCACCCTACAACGAATTTGTACGAGGGGCGAATACTTTTATTATGACAAGCCAAGAACGGCATGAAGCAAGGTTCCAGCGCCGCAAAGCAAAGCGGTTGGAACGGAAACAGGCCCGGTGTGATAGCCTTGGGCCAATGAATAAAGTTTTTTCCTATCGGAAGATGTTCTTCTATGGGAAAAAGTGCTGTAACGGGGTGCGGTGGAAGCAAAGTGTTCAAAACTTTGAAGGCCACCTGTTTTCTGGTACGGCAACACGGCGGCGAACGGTGTTGGAACAGACTTGGAAGCCCAAAGCCTGTTCCCATTTCACCCTTCGGGAAAGGGGCAAAATCCGCCCGATAGATGCCCCGCACATTACGGATCGACAAATCCATAAAACCCTTTGCAATGAAGTTCTGATCCCGCTGTATTCACCTTCGATGATCTATGACAACGGGGCAAGTCAGCGGGGAAAGGGCCTTCATTGGCAGTTCAAGCGGATCAAACAACAGCTTGGATGGCATTACCGGCGCTATGGCCGGGAAGGTGCTGTGTTGCTGTTGGATTTGAAAGGGTTCTTTCCAAATGCTTCCCACGCCCTGTTATACCAGCGGCACCGGGAATTGATTTTGAATCCTGAACTTCAAAACTTGGCTGATACGATCATCCAGTTTTCCCCATGCCCGACACCGGGCCGGGGCTTGCCTCTGGGTGTGGAGCCTTCCCAACAGGAAATGGTGGCCTTGCCCAGCAAGATTGACCAATGGATCAAGTGTCAGGCCCATGTTCATTGCGCCGGTCATTACATGGATGATTACTATGCTTTCTTTCCCACGGTGGATGAAGCAAAGCTGATGGGCCATGAAATTGTAAGGCGTTTTGAAGCCGCTGGAATCCGAGTGAACAAGCGCAAGTGTAAGGTGATCCCGCTTACAAAGCCATTCCGGTTCTGCAAGGCCCGGTTCACACTTACCGAAACCGGCAAGATCAAGGTGAATGGAAGCCGGGATGGAGTGAAACGGGCAAGGCGAAAACTGAAGCTGTTTCACAGAGAGTTCAAAGAGGGAAAACGATCCTTCTTTGACATAGAACAATACATGGAGTGCCAAAGCGCCTATTACCGGAACTTCAACGATCATGGCCGGTTGTTACGGTTGCGGCGGCTTTACCATGCAATCTTTTTCGGAGGTGGACAATGTTTAGAATCATCAAAGCCGGGGCCGGTATCGGCCTGACCGAGAACCTGAACTACATCAAGAAAGCCGAAAATGGTTGCTACATCCTTTGCCCGGAGCATGATGCTTCGGGCATTGTTTTTGAGGGTGTGGCTTACCATTTGTTGGGCCGTGCCGCTATGGACGAACTGGAAACCGTGAGTTTGGAGGAAACGGACGCAGGAACCGAGATCACCAAAGCCACAGAAGTCGGTGGAATCGTCTTTGTCACCTTGGCGGAAGCCGGGAGCATTGACCCCATCACGGCGGCTGAACACGCTGATCTGTTCGCTGAATGGGCTTTCCCTGTTGCCTACACGGTAGGGCAGATTCGCCGCTACCAAGGCACCCTTTACAAGTGTGTTCAGGCCCACACTTCCCAAGCGGATTGGACACCCACAGCCGCTTCCAGTTTGTGGAGTAAGACAAATGACCCCGCTGAAGAATGGCCGGAATGGAGCCAACCGGTAGGAGCGCATGACGCTTATTCCAAGGGGGCAAAAGTGAGCCATAACAGTAAACATTGGGTTTCCACAGCGGATGCCAATGTGTGGGAACCCGGTGTATATGGTTGGGAGGAATCGGCTTAATGGAGTACAAAATCTATGTGTGTCGAAAGCGGGCCAAATTCAAAGCAATTTGCGGACAAGTGAACATTCGGTATGGAACCATCCTGAATTGTCAGGGTGGTTTTTTGATTCTAAATGATCTTCCGGTTTGTTCCGTAACCAGCCAAAACGCCTATGACTTCTTTACCCAAAATGATGATGGTATGGGCAAGGAAAGGGGCGAACTGCTGAACAGGATCACCGCAACCCTGATGAAGCAGAACCCCGGCCACAATGCCCGGTGGGGGAAGATTTGGGATGATCCCCGTTGCCAAAAGTACAAGCGCCCGGAACAGGAAGATCATTGGATTTGGAATCATGACTTCTACAACGGCCCTGTTGAGGATTTGCGCTATATTGCCGCCCTGATCGGGGCCTGATAGGAGGTAAACATGACGCTTGAATTGTCTATTGTAATTTCTGTTCTTTCGGTTTCCTTTGCCTTGTATTCCGGTATTTCTAACCTGAAGCGCAACGATAAGAAAGACACCGCTGAGGAAACCGCCCAGCTTACCACCGTGATTGTGAAGCTGGAAAACATCGGGGATGGAGTGTCCGAAATCAAATCTGACATGAAGAATGTCAAGGGTGAAGTTCAGGAATTGCGGGAACGCCTTGTGGCCGTGGAACAGTCCGCCAAATCCGCCCACCACCGCCTTGATGGGCTTGCGGGTGGTGTTGATGCGTGAGCCGCCGAACATCCCGAAAGCAAAAGATTGAGTTTTCCAAACTGATCCTGTATGTGGTGGGGGCCGTAACCGTTGGGGTTACGGCCTTCACCCTTATCATGGTTTGGAAAACTGAAAACCTTGAACCGCTGGCCTATTTAATCCCCGCCATATTTGCTGAATTGGCAACCGCAACCGGGTTTTACTATTCCAAAGCCAAAGCCGAAAACCGGATCAAACTTCGGAAATTGTACGGCCCAGAAATCTATAACGATGCAAAGGAGATTTGAAAAATGCTGAACGCTGTTTTGAACAACCTGATCAATATTGGGTGGGCCATGCTGATCTTTCTGTGTGCGTACCTGTCCAATGTTACTTTTTCCCTTTACTACAACATCAAGGTTTTGCTTCAGCCCTTCGACAGACAGAAAATGATCAATTCCGGGCTGAAGGTTGCCACCTTCGTTGTGGGCCTGACCTTGCTTTGTGTAGCAATCACCACCCTTCCGATTTATGCGGATCAGCTTGGGTGGGCAATCCCGGAAGAATACACAGAAATTTTTGCTGATTTGGTTATTGTGGGCGCTGTGCTGATGGTGTCTTGTAAGTATATCGCAGAAGCCTTCACCAAGTTCAGGGCCATTCTTCAGGTGAAAGGAGATACAGAAAATGAGTAATTCCCCCCTTGCAACCTATACCCGGATCACGAAAAACAAAACCAGCCCCCGGAACCATGCCATTGACACCATCACGATTCATTGTATCGTTGGGCAATGGACAGCAAAACAGGGGTGTGATTATTTCGCCACCACAGACCGGCAATGTTCCGCCAACTATGTTGTTGGTAAGGATGGTTCCATTGGCCTTTCCGTGGATGAAAAGGATCGTTCTTGGTGTTCCAGCAACGGCACCAATGACAACCGGGCAATCACCATTGAAGTTGCTTCCGACACCACCCACCCTTACGCCGTCACCGCCAAGGCTTATGCGGCCCTGTTGGATTTGGTAACGGATATTTGCAAGCGCAACGGGATCAAGAAGTTGGTGTGGAGTACGAACAAGAATGACCGTGTGAATCATCGGAACGGATGCAACATGACCGTTCATCGTGACTTCGCCAACAAAGCCTGTCCGGGGGAATATCTTTATTCCAGACACGGGGAGATTGCCGCAGAAGTCAACAGAAGGCTTCAGGGCGCTTCCAATGGTGGTGGGGTAGTAGTTACACCCCCAGCCGCAGAAAAGCCCACAGGCGGCACCACAGGGGCCACCGTGACCCCTTACCATGTGCGGGTGAAGATCACCAACCTGAATATCCGTAAAGGCCCCGGCACAAACTACGGTGCAACCGGCTACATCCAGCCCGGTATTTATACCATCGTGGCTGAAAGCACCGGCAAAGGTGCGTCCAAGTGGGGCAAACTGAAAAGCGGTGCCGGGTGGATTTCCCTTGACTACGCCACCAAAACCTGACCATGAGAAAAGGCCCTTCCGGTTCAAGCTGGAAGGGCCTTTTTTGCGTGTTTCTACTATGTTACTAATAACCCCGATTTCACCGAACTTCAAAGGGCTGAAATGTTCAGTATTTGGGGGCTTCAGAGCGTTGCAGAGTAGAAATATTTATGGTACAATAAAAACAGACGAACCCCGAACCATTGATTTTTCAGGGGTTCGGGGTTTTCTTGTTACTAATGTGTGTATAGTTCAGCGTTCAGCGGCCTAAAATGTTCACCGGTTTGAACCCTATGGAATCAGTTCCACGGTGGCCTTCAGTTCGTCCAAAGTCTTGTGATTATAGACCCGGTTTCCCGTGTCCTTGGACACATGGCCCATGAGCAAATCAATACATTTCCGATTGGCCCCGGCGCTGTCCAGTTGGGTTTCAAAAGTGTGGCGACATTCATGCGGGGTGTGGTTCATCTTCAGGGCGGTCATGATCTCTGCCCAAAAAGTCCGGTATTGGGTTTGGTTGAATGGCTTCCCGTTGTAGCAGATCAGCCGGGGGCCACCTTCAGCAAGCCGCCGTTCAACCAAGGGCCTGATCTTCGGGTGAATGGGAACAATGCGGTTCTTACCGGCCTTCGTTTTGATGCCGCCTTTCATCGTGCCTTCCTTCAAGTCCACATCTTCCGGTTTCAGGTTCAGAAATTCAGAGATACGCCACCCGGAATATAGCATGATCAAGACCGTATCAACCCAAGGATCAGACTGGTGTTCCCACACGGTTTTGATTTCTTCCTTGGAGAACGGAAGCCGGGTTGTTTCAGGGATTGGATCAGAAGTCAGCAGTTCGGAGAAGCACCGGTTTATTATATCCATTTCAAGGGCGAACCGGTCAAGATGGCCCCACAGGTTCTTGATGGCCGCTTGGGTGCTATATCCTTTTCCACAACCATCAATGGTTTCTTGCATTTGGTAGGATCGCAGTTGCTTATAAGGCTTGTTCACATACGCTGAACAATGCTTGAACGCTGAACAGAGGGAAGAACGGTTGGATTCACCCAGCTTCGGGGCCTTCTTTTCTTTCCAGAGGTCAAAAAGCTGTTGAAGGGTGATCTTGGCCCGGTCAACATCCCAAGGATCACGGTTGTATTCAGCAAGCATGATGTTCCCGGCTTCACGGGTTTCAGCATAGCCGATAATGTCATAAATGGGATGGCCTTTGTCATTCCAACCTATGGTTTTCTTCACAATGTATGGGCGGCGGCGTTGGCCTGATAGCTTTGCAACCGTTCCATACCCGTTTGGATTTCGCATTATATCACCTGAACTTTCAAAATTGGGTATGGCAAAGCTAAACCCCATGTGATATAATGTTCAAAGGCGTTTGAAACATTAACTTCAAAAGGGTTTGTTTCGCCTGACCGCTTCCGGTGTGCAAGACCGGGGGCGGTCATTTTTTTTTGCATTTGTTCCATATCCGTTCCGCTTAAAACCCTTGCGGGGTGTGGCTTTGAGAGAATGGAACACTTGGAACGGATATTATATTACTTCAAAGAGTAGATAAAAAATATAAAAGAAAAAGAGTATATAGAGAACCGGCGCTTTATCTGTTCCACCTGTTCCAAAGCCTTGATTTTCCTGTGTTTTCAGGGATTGGACGGCGGAACGGATGTGGACAGATCAAGTTTGGCAAGTTCACCTTTGACCTGTTCCAGAACTTCAGGATATTCAGAATCAGGGTTCATGGAATATTGATCTTCGTATTCTTTCAGGGTGTTCAGATACCGGTTCCAATGGGTGGCTTTAGCCTTTGCGGTTTTCAATTCATCAATCTTGGCTTTCTGATCGGAATAGGAATCCAACAAAACCCGTTCTTTCTGACTATCAGCCGCCTTGAAAAAAGAAGCTGGAAGATCGGATGTGTAGGGGATGATCCCGGCCTTGGCCGCTTGATCCACCGTCAGGGCTATTTGCATACCATATTCATAGCGGGAAAAGAATGTTTCAAGGTTCTTCGTCTTTTCAAAGATGTTCAAGCAATCTTGAACAATCCGCACATGGTTTTTGGCTTCTGCTACGGTGTAGGCCCCCGGCATGGATTTAATAGCCCGTTCCGGGTTCAGATTGGAATGAACCTGAACGGTGGGTTCTGTTTTGGGTGGGGCCTTCTGTTTTGGCTTTCTTTTTCGCAGAAGCAGGAACAGGAAGAACCCCATAATGACATCCATCATAATGAATACGGGGCGGAGTTCTGGCGCTTCCGTAAAAAACATGATTGTGTAGACGATAAACCCGAAACTGAAAAAGAAGATCCCAAAGCCTTTCAAAAACTTCTTCAACCAACCACCTTCTATCTAATATCACTTTGGAAGGCCACGGCCTTACCAAGAATGATGATATGATCCAACTGTTCCCCGGTATAAACTAAATCTTCATAGTTAGAGTTTTCGGCCTTCAGAATCAATAGATTTTTTTCGGGATAGTAATTCACCCGCTTCAGGGTTGCTTCATCATCAATGATAACAGCGGCAATTTCGCCATTGTTCACCATTTCCTGTTTTCTGATGAACACAATATCCCCGTCATAGATTCTGGCCCCGATCATGGAATCACCCTTGGCCTTCAAGCAGAAATCAGCGTCAATATTGGCCCCAGCTTCCACATACAGTTCCTTTTCTTCATTCGCCATAATGGGTTTCCCGCAAGCAATGTCACCGAGCAGACGAAAACGCTTTGTAGAAATTGGGATGATATTATCAAACTTCACCTGTGGTTGTGACGGTTCGACCACCACAGATTTATTGATGCTTTTCAACCAATCATTCCGGTTCGGAATGTCTGATCTTCCCATGAGGTAATCCAAATCAACATTGAAATAGTCAGCAATGGTTTCCATAGATTCAAGGCCCGGTTCCCGTTCGCCCCGTTCATACATATTTACACTACTTTTAGAAAAACCAAGCTGATCCGCCAAGTTCTGTTGAGATAGGCGGCGTTCGGTTCGTAATTGCTTGAACCGATCAGAAAACTTCGGCATAAGTACACCCCTTTCAGAAGTCTTTCTATAATTCATTATACACATTATGTGCACAAAGTCAATCCGTCGATGTGCACAATTAGTAACACATTTCTTTGTGCACAATTTGTGTTCAGTTGCGCTTGACTTTGAGCACATATCGTGTATAATGATAATCAGACGAGCACAAAAGGTGCACGGCGAAAGGGGAACACAATATGAAGAAGTTCAGCGCAATAGTCAAGGACGGAACCAAAACCGTTTTCATCACCAATCAGGAATACCGGACAAAGGCCGACTTCATTCATGATCTTCGATGCAACGGGTACAAGGTCAATCCGATGAAGGTCAAGACTTCCCGGACTTTCGATTACATCATCAATCACACCGACTGTAACCCGTGGGATTGGAAGCTTACTGATAAAGAAGTTGATGATATTACGGATTATCACCCCGGAAGGAGTATGTGAGATATGGAAGTTTGGAAAGAAAACAAACAGACGGGCCTTTCTTGTGGGATCAATGACTTTGGTGAATTGTTCCTTGGCAATAAAGGAAGCGGATATAATTTACCAGACACCCCCGAAAATCGTGAATATATTTTGAATGATTTTAACTATTGGAATCAATAAGCCGAAACGGGCCTGATGGCCCGTCCACCGGAACCGCCCCACCGGTGCTGATGATGGCAGGGCAACAGCGACAACATGAGCGCCCCCGGTTTATGGGTTCGGGTATTGGGTATCAATCCCCATGTAAAAGATATGACCGCCCGGAAATTGCTTGTTGGGGCTTTGGCTGTTCTAATTCTAAAGAAAGGATGTGCAAATATGAGTGTTGGCAAGAAACTTCGGGAACTGCGTGGGAGCAGAACCCAAGACGAAATCTCCAAGGAACTTGGGATCACCAAATCTTCTTATGCCATGTATGAGCGTGATGAACGGGTTCCCCGTGATGAAGTGAAGGTTCGCATTTCCAATTTCTTTGGCGTTTCGGTTCAGGAACTTTTTTTTAACTAAATCGAGCACATATAGTGTTCAATAGGAGTAAGCACCATGAATGAAGTCAGTTTGAAACCGGTCATTGATGAACTTGAAACCTTGTTTTCAAAGTTCAACAAAGCCTTCTTTGAAGGGAAGTTGGAAAAGCCTGTGATCACCGTTTCCCCGGATCATACCCGTGGGGCCTACGGCTGGTGTACCGCTTGGAAGGCTTGGCAAGATGGCACCAAGGAAGGCGGTTATTACGAAATCAACCTGTGTGCCGAATACCTGAACCGCCCCTTTGAAGAAACCTGTGGAACCTTGCTTCACGAAATGGTTCACCTTCAGAACCTTCAGGACAATGTTCAGGACACTTCCCGTTCTGGTTCCTACCACAACCGGAAGTTCAAGGAAACCGCTGAAGCCCACGGGCTGACCGTGGAGAAAGGCGAAAAGTACGGATGGCACAAAACCACCCTGAACCCGCAAGCAGAAGCCTTTGTGAAATCCCTTGGCAAGTCCGGGTTCTGTCTGGTTCGGCCTCGTACCAATCCGCTGAAGGGTTCCCGGAAGGGGGGGGATCAAGTTCCCGTAAGTATGTTTGCCCCTGTTGCGGAACCATCATCCGGGCCACCAAGGAAGTTCATGTTCTCTGTGGAGAATGTGAAGTGGCCTTTGAAGAACAAGGGTGATAACCCAATAAAGCTGTTTGAAAGGAGTATGCACAATGACCACTTTTGCAGAGCGTCTGAAGAACGCTATGGAACAGACCAATGTGAGCCAATCTGACCTGTCAAGGCGGACGGGGGCTTCCAAGGCCGCTATCAGCCAATACCTTTCCGGGAAGAACACCCCCGGCCCTGACCGTATCAAGGCCCTTGCCGATGCAACCGGCGTTTCCTTTGATTACCTGATGGGTTACGGAGCCGCCCCGGTTGCTGAACCGCCCATCAAAAAGATCAGCGTGAAGGAAGCCGCCCGGTGCATGGGAAAATCTGATCAGTTCGTCAGAATCGGCCTTCAGCGCGGCCTTCTTCCCTTCGGGAACGCTGTTCCCGGAACCGGCGCTTGCTGGAATTACTACATCAACCCCACCAAGTTCCGTGATTATGTGGGCGCTGATCAGTTCAATTCCTTCTTCGGCCTTACGGCCTGAAAGGGGAACAACGATGGACAACACCCGTGATGAACTGTTGGATTTGATCAGGAACGCCACCAACATTGATATGATTTGCTTCTTCGCCATTATCTATGTGGTTGCGCCCGATTCCCCCCCCTACACGCCTAACGCCACCCGTGGCGAACTGAAGAAGGCAATTAAGCAGTTGCGGAGCGCCCAGCATAACCCGGATTGCCCCGCTGAAATGTCTGAAGGCTTTGAAACGGCGATTCAGTACATCCGCCGTGAATGGCTTCACCGATGAAAGGATGGTTTATATGCTTCAGATCGGAATGATCGTTAAAATCTTGCCCGATGCGGAATACAGCGGCAAGTTCACCGGCTACATCGGCAAGGTGAAGAATTACTTTTCGCAGAACAAGAAAGTTGGCGTGGAACTTTTTCAGCAGACGAATGACGCAAGTTCCAAGGGCCTGTTCTGGTTCTCTGAATCCAAGGTGGTTGCGGCTGGTACTCTGCCGGATGCCATGATGGAATATATCAAGGCTGATCTTAACGCCACCTTCGGCGTTGCAAATCACACCCGCCGTTCCCGTCAGACCGGCCTTCCGCAGATCAAGAAGGTCATTTACAGCGGCCCCAAGACCATCATTCTGTGGGCTGACAACACCAAAACCATTGTTTCCTGTGGGGAAGCGGATTCCTATGACTACTATTCCGGTTTTTGCGCCGCCGTGGTCAAGAAGCTGTTCGGTTCCACCACCCACGCCAAGAAGGTTTTGGGTGATTTCATTCAGATCAATGATTAACCTGTTCCAGCACCAGCAACAGGCCCTTGACGAAACCGAGGGAAAGAACCGGGTGGCCTATTACCTTGATATGGGCCTTGGAAAAACCTTTGTTGGTTCCGAAAAAATGATGAAGCTGGACAAGCGGATCAATCTGGTGGTGTGCCAATGTTCAAAGGTTCAAGACTGGATTGAACATTTTCAAGAGCATTACACCCGGAATTGTGTGTTCGACCTGACCAACCCCAAAACCTTCAAATGGTTCTTTGAACAGGTTCAGCATGAAGTTCCAACCCTGATGATTGGCGTGATCAATTACGAACTGACTTTCAGGCGGAATGTGCTGAAAACCCTGACCGGCTTCACGCTGATGTTGGATGAAAGTTCCCTGATCCAGAATGAGAACGCCAAACGGTCAAAGTTCATTCTTGGGCTGAAACCGGATAATGTGATCCTTCTGTCAGGCACCCCCACGGGCGGCAAGTATGAAAACCTGTGGAGCCAATGCCAACTGTTGGGGTGGAAGATTTCAAAAGAACTGTTCTGGAAGCAGTACATTCAAACGGAATGGGTGGAAACCGATGGTTTTTGGCGGAAGCAGATTACCGGCTATAAGAATGTTGACCGGCTGAAGATGAAGCTGGCCGAACATGGGGCCGTTTTCATGACCACCGAACAGGCCGGGATCAGCCTTCCAAAACGGAACTGGATCAAGGTCAAAACCCGCCCTTCACCCCTTTATTGGAAGTTCTGGAATGATCGCTATGTTGCGATTGACAGCGCCAACCTTGGTGAATTTGAATTGGATGCTGATTTCTACGGTTCCAACGCCCATTGTGAACGGGAATTGATTGGTGATACCAGCTTGACCCGCCGCCTTTATGCCCGTCAGCTTTGCGGCCTATACAACCCGGCCCGTTATGAAGCCTTCCGGGATTTGGTGAACAGCACGGAAGATCGCTTGATTGTGTTCTATAACTTCACGGAAGAAATGGAACGCCTGAAGGGGATTGCCAAGGGCCTGAACCGGCCTGTGTCTGTTCTTTCCGGTGAAGAAAAGAACTTGGATGCTTACCGCTACCAGCACAACAGCATTACCTTCATTCAGTATCAGGCCGGTGCAATGGGCGGCAACTTCCAGCTTGCCAACAAAATCATTTACTTCAGCCTTCCCCAAGGTTCGGAATTGTGGGAGCAATCCCAAAAGCGTATTCACCGCCTTGGGCAAGAACGGCCCTGTTTCTATTACCTGATGATCTGTCCGGGAACGGTTGAAGAAGATATTCTTTCCACTTTGGAAATGAGAAAGGACTATACCGATGAACTATTCAGAAAGTATGAGCAAGCGGCAACAGCGCCGCAAGGCCCTTAACCAGCGGTTCAGGCGGATGTTCCTTGTGGCCCTTCTGATGGGCCTTGCAATGGGGTTTGTATTTGGGCGCTGTTCTGCTGTCAACAGCAAGGCCCCGGATGTCCCCATTGAACCGGATCAGCTTACCGCCGTGATCCCGGATGTGACCTTGGAGCCGGTGGAACCCCCGCTGGTAGAAGAACCCGCCGAACCTGAACCGGTGCTGTTGGGCAGTTTCAGAATTACCGCCTATTGTTCCTGTGAAAAGTGTTGCGGCGAATGGGCCAAGAACCGGCCCAACGGCATTGTGTATGGTGCCGCTGGTGTGGAACTGAAGGCCGGTGTTTCCTGTGCTTCCCCACTTCCCTTGGGAACCGTGGTGGAAGTGGAAGGCTTGGGTGAATACATTGTTCAGGATCGCCCCGCCCAATGGGTGATTGACAAATACGGTGAAAACCAGATTGACATTTATTTTGACAACCATGAAGCCGCTTCCGCCTTCGGCCTGAAGCAGTTGAATGTTTATCTGAAAGGAGAACCAGAAAAATGATCAAATGTGAAAATGCTTGCCCCCGTGGAAAATTTGATGGGTGTTGCCACAAATGCCCGGAGTTCCACACTTGCCCTGATTCCTGTCAGGAAAACCCGAACGCCTGTGGTTCGGCCACCTTCGATGAAGAAACGGCCCTTCAGGAGTTCAAGAACACCCAGCTTGCCACCCTGAACGCCATTGCTTCCCTGACCGCCCACAAGAAGGCCATTGAGGATCAGGAAAAGGAAATGAAGGCCAAGCTGTATGAAGCAATGGTGAAGTTTGGCGTGGATAAGTTTGAATCCGATGTTCTGAACCTTACCCTTGTGAAGCCCACCAATGCCACCAGCATTGATTCCGCCAAGCTGAAGAAGAAATACCCGGACATTGCTTCCGAGTGTTCTAAGACTACCGCCAAGGCCGGTTATGTGAAGATCACCCTGAAGGACGGTGGGGCCGATGGCAAGGGATGAATTATGGGATGCCCTGAAGGATCATGCCAAACAGGTTCATTCGGAACGGGTTGCAAAGAACCCCGACCGGATCGCCTATGCCATTCAGCAGTTTGAAGCCCACAGCATTGAATACCAACTGAAAAATGAGCAAACAGGCCATTTCCATTGTTGGCGGAAGTCTGATGATAAACTGTTTCAATTCTACGCTGGAACGGGGAAGATTCAGGGTTTCACCCAAGTCAGAGGTATTCACAGCCTGATTCAGATGTTGGAGGGGTGAGCCGATGGAAAAGCAGATTGATATTTGCGCTACCTGTGTTCACGATGAACCCGGTTATTGTTCCGTCATTGGCACCATTCCCCATTGCTGTTCCCGCCATTGGCATTGTGAGCCGGGAAAAGCCGCAAAGGACTATGTTCCCAAACAGGAAGAAGGTGAAGTCGATGTTCGGTAAAAGAAAACTTGAATTGCTGGCCCATACCGCACGGATCAAAGAACTTGAAGAAATCCTTTGCCCCTGTGAACAGCATGATTGGATCAGCAACGGCTATCATTTCAGCGGCGGAACCGGGCGGGGAGATGAAACCACCATTTACCACTACATTTGCAAACGCTGTAAAAAGCGGATGCAAAGTATTCAACCGTACCTTGGGAGTGATTCCGATGGCCGGTGAAAAAAACTTTGAAAACCGCCTGAAGAAATGGCTGGAAGCTGAAGGGATATATCCCTTGGGTGAACCTGTTGACCGCATGAGCGCCCCGCCCTGTGGCTTCTATGAAAAGCGTTGGGGTGGAAGCCGGTATGTGAAAAGCGGCCTTCCCGATATGCGGATCACCGTGAAGGGCATTGCCCTTGAAGTGGAGCTGAAGGCCACCAATGGAACCCCATCTGTGCTTCAGAAGCGTAATTTGGCCCAAATCAACGGTTCACAGGGGTTCGGGTTCATCCTTTACCCGGAAGGCTTTGAAGCCTTCAAGACTATTGTGAAAGGGGTGAAACAATGCGAGTTTCCCACAGCCGGGTTGAAGTCTTTGATAGATGCCCATACAAATACCGTTTGCGATATGTGGAAGGGATAGACACGATCCCGAACACGGACGCAGACAACGCCCTGATCCTTGGCACCGCCCTTCACACCGGCATTGAAGAAGGGGTTGAACAAGCCCTTGACTTCTACAAGAACAGCTTCCCGGTTCTGACGGATGATCACATTCATGAAATGATGAAGTTGGAAGCCATGATCCCCAAGGCAAAGGCCATGTTGCCACCGGGCGGAACCTTTGAACTTCCAATCGGGAACGCTGATTTCATCGGCTTTATGGATTATCTGGTTCCCGTGGGGAAGGGCCTGAAGCTGGATGGCCTGATCACTGGTGAAGATTTGAATGAATTTGAAGCGTTTGATCTGTACGATTTCAAGTATTCCAACAACGCCAAGAACTACGCCGTTTCCGGTCAGCTTCATGAATACAAGTATTGGTATGAACTGACCCATCCCGGCCACCGGATCAGGAATATGTATTTCCTGATTGTTCCCAAGCCCAAGATCAGGCAGAAAAGCACCGAAACCCTTTCCCAATTTCGTGACCGCTTGCAAGCGGCCTTGAAAGATGCTGAACCAACGCTGATGCCGGTTCAGTACAACCCCATGAAGATTGTGGACTTCCTGACCGATGTGAAGCACATGGTTGAAGCCACAGACTTTCCCAAGAACCCAAACCATTTTTGCGGATGGTGTGAGTATGAAGAATATTGTCAGAAAGGATGGGATTATATGTTACTTCCCAAGAATGAACGCCGTGACCTGAACGCCACCAAGAAGAAGGTTGTGTGGCTTTACGGCGCACCCTTCAGCGGCAAAACCTTCTTTGCCAATCAGTTCCCCGATCCCCTGATGTTGAACACGGATGGCAACATCAAGTTTGTGGATGCCCCCTATATCGCCATTCGTGACACCGTTACGGTGGAAGGCCGTATCACCAAGCGCCGTTTGGCCTATGAAGTGTTCACGGATGCCGTTACCGAACTGGAAAAGAAACAGAACGATTTCCGAACCATCGTGGTTGACCTTCTGGAAGATGTTTATGAATCGTGCCGGGTTTACATCTGTGACCGTCAGGGCTGGAAGCATGAATCTGATGATTCCTTCCGTGCGTGGGATATGGTCAGAAGCGAGTTCCTGAATACCCTGAAGCGGCTTGTGAATCTGGACTATGAAAACATCATTCTGATCAGCCATGAGGACAGAAGCCGTGACCTGACCCGCAAGGGCGGCGATAAGATCAGTTCCATCAAGCCGAACCTTCAGGATAAGGTGGCAAACAAGGTGGCCGGTATGGTTGATCTGGTGGCCCGTATCGTGGCGGACGATGATGAACGGGTGCTGTCTTTCAAGACTTCTGAAGTGATCTTCGGCGGTGGCCGTTTGACTGTCCGTGATAAGGAAATCCCGCTGACCTATGATGCTTTCTGTGAAGTCTACGAGGAAGCCAACCAGAAGGCCGCAGGAGCCGTGAAGCGTGGCGGCAATACCCCGGCTACCCCCGCACCTGAAACCACCGACACGCCCACCACAGCGCCCAGCAGAAGGGGCAGAAAGGCCAAGACTGCAACCCCGTCCCCGGCTGATAACTATGATCCGGCTGAAGATGCGGCAAAGGCGGCTTGTGGTGATCCTGATGGAACTTGGACACCGGGCGGC